AAGTTCTGATGTCTATTGTATTTTTGTGTCATCTATCTCTCATCATTGTTGTTGTCCACCCATCATTGCTGATGGATCCATACCAGCTTGCTGTGCCATCTGCATAGCTTGCTCTGGGTTTTCAATGGCAGCTTGAGCTAATTGCTCTCCTTGCTGTTGTATCTCTGCAGCTTCTTTCTCTTGCGCTTCAGTGTCTTGATAAAGTCTCTCAAAGTCAACAGGAACTTGTTGAGGAGCTTGCGCTCCATCAGTACCTTGTGCTTTAACAATAATTTCAGCCCACTTACGATTACTCTCGTCTTCTGCTGAAAGTAATTGACGTTTGTTATCAATTTGCTTATTATCAATCTCTGCTTTCAAGTAACTAATATTAACTGCCGCTGTTTGAGCATCAAGTTGTGCTTTTTCAAGTTCAGCTTGTTTAGCTTGTTCAGCCGTTTGAGAAGCTTGCTGTTGTTTCTGTTGTATCTGTTGTTGCTCCTCTTCATTAGCTGGATCGACTAAGTATCTAGTAGGATCTAATCCCATATTAGCAAGAATATCAGTAGCTAGATTAAACGCAGCTAATGGGTTGATATAAGGAGCAGCTTCAGGATCGCTTGCCATAACAGGAAGAAGTTGAGAAATCTCATTTAGCTTCATACCTACATTAACATTAGAATTTTCCCCTAAGTTAGCTTGAATATCTAAATCCATATTAGAAGGCATAGTTTGCAATACTTCAGGAGTCAAAGACGCATATCCTTTGTCTGTCTTATAACGCATAGGATTCTTCAGATTTGTTTTCATCTCTTTTAAGATGCCACGGCATAAGTCTTTTATACCACTCTCAACAAACCTTCTAGCAATATGTTCAACACGAATTTGAGCAGCATTTTGTGCATTACCCATCTTCTGTTCTGAGTTACCAGAGACATACAATGTATCATTTAATCCCATTGCTGTTTTGCTAAGACCTGTAGATTGTTCCTTCTGCATACCTAAGAACTCAAGCATAGTTCCAGTTCCAGGACTGAGTTGCTCTGGAGTGATCTGTTGGATCGCAGCTGCAGGGTTACCATTAGTAGCAATAATCTGCTTAGGTAATGGGTTTTGCAATGCAGCAAAGTCAACAACGTTAGGATCTGCCAACGTTCTTCCATAGTTACCAAAGTAAACGTTCTCAACAAATCCACGCATGATAGCTGTAGTAGCTTGTGTCTGTGGACGGGCCATATCCAACAATGACAAACCATAGAATTCATGAGGGATCTCAATTGGATTAAGCATCGCAATTGGGATGTAAGAACAATCTTCTTCTTCAAGGATTGTGCTCCCTGCTTTAATAACGTGCTTTAATTCAGCAATACCATCACCGTCACGGTCAGAACGAATCCAACATTCCACAACAGTAATAGATATATTAGCTTCATCTTCTTCGTCATCTGAGTTAATCCAATTGTCTAGACCAGCCGATTGTTTACGAGCATAAGACTCTAATGACCATTCAGAGTCTCTAAAAGAAGATTCTTCTCCTATCTCTGACAAGTCACCTGTAAAGTCTGGCCATGTCATACGTATCTCAGATCTAGTCATATCAGAGACTAGCCCTATAAAGCGAGCCTCACCTATTGACTCTGCCGCTTTATCGATCATAAACGATTCAGGTGGAATATTTCTAACTTTAACACCTGACTTATCTATCTTACGTCTTAAACGTACATCTTCATAAGTAACAACTTCAGCTGAAAGCTCTTTGATATTAAGGTCGCCTACAATCTCAACATTTCTGTCTGCTAAGATTTGATCTAGCACAGCCTCTTGAATTGAATCGTATTCCTCAACTTCATAGTCAAAGCTTTCTTCCCATCCCCAGGTTATGGCGCTGTTACCGAATACAACTGCTGACTTAATCCAGGTAGACAGTTTTGTCCAGCCTTCTGAATTAGAGTTAAACAAACAGTAATTTACTACGTCCGAAGCAACCTGGGAGGCTTTGATAGAAGCCACTTCGTTGCTATAAGGGACAAATAATGCTAACTTATTGTTATCAAGTAGTAACTTAGTTAACAGCGCGGTATAACCTTCAGCTATCTCTGCTGAATCTGATGAAACAATTTTAGAGACGCCTTGAGGTACTAAATCACCTTTAGGCTCTAAACTCATTTCGTAAATTGAATTCTCACGTCGCTTGGAGGCATCAGATGATCCTGTATACCCTCCAGTAGCATTTCGCATATTTCTATCAATCGACTCTAACAACATGTCGTCAGTAATTTTTTCTATTTTATGTTTGCTCATTCGCTCACTCTCGGTTTGTATATGCTTAATTACTCGCAATTTAAGTACAAAAATAAGTCCTTATTAATGGGGCTTATAGCCATTTTGTATCATTTATTTGATAATTGGTATTTAATTCACCCCAACTAAATGTTTGGTTAGTGAGGGAATGTCCATGGGTTCTATATGCTTCACACGTTATCGCCATCGCCATAACCAAGTCATCATGATGTCCAAGTGAAGCTTCCGGCTTTCCTTGAGGTGTAACAATGAAGTTACGTAATTCCTCAATAGCAAGCGCAGAAGGTATCGCTATATCCTCATCCTCAATCATTCGTCTAAGATTAGATATGATTGGAGAACGAGTTGCAGCTGTCGTTTTAAATCCTAAGTGGTTAATCCCTTCTGAATAAGTATTAGCTGTTTTCTTTTGCTGATAGATATTCGGATAGTTCATACCATGTAACTGTTGAACAGTAGCAATACCAATAGAGTTAGACTCTGGACATATCAAGGCATTGTTATACCATCTTCCTAGGTAGAACAATATCCTGCCATATCGAACAGGGTCGGTTCTGTTACTACGATAAATAGAAACAATCTCTCTATTACTAGTCATAACACAAGCAACTGAATAATCTCCACGTACACCTAATGCAACGTCAGCACCAATCAAGTATTTGTTATCTCGTTGAGGGGCGTCCCATACAGAAAGTGTTCCTTCAGTAGATTCATCAAATGAACTGTACGCATCATTAAACTCTCTTAGAGAATCTGGTGGTTGCGTAACATACTTATCCAATGACTCTTTATTGAAAACAGAACTGCCAGACTGCAAGAAGGACTCTTCCGCTGTAAACGGATACTCCTGTTTAAATAGATTGGAGGAAGTTTCGGCTATCTTAATCCTACGCCAATACAATTGACCATTAGATAGTTCCCATCTCTCCTGTAACCTAAGCTCATCATGAGTCCACTCAATACCATCTGGGCACTTAAGTGTATACTCATCTTGAAGATACCATGGCACAAACAAAGGAGTAAAGTTACCTTCACCTCTCTCAGCTTTACTCCATAGATCGTAATAGACACCTTGTGCTCCATTGGACGTACTATTAATAATAATAATACTACCATTGGTTAATGCCACAGACTGGAATAGACCTGCCATTACCTTCTCAGCATTCTGGAAGAAAGCCGTTTCATCACATAGCAATGCAGTATTAGTTGTACCACGTCCAGGGTTATCAGCACCTGCGGTAAACAATCTAAATTTAGAATCGTTACCTTCAAATACCATCTCTCTCTTATTCGATATCCCTAACTTAGGTTTTAAACTCTTAGGTAAGTTCTCCCAAAACGTCTTACTCATCTGGAAGATCGATTCGGTCGTTGGCTTATCTAAACTAATAATTACAGCTCTAGTATTCTTATAGAACAAAGTCCTATGAAAGATTAGAGCAGAACTAATTGTAGAGAAACCCGCTTGACGATACTTAGAGATAATCATTCTTACATAACCAATCTCTTTCATCTGCCTTACATACTCTTCTACAACCACAACCTGAGCTTTATTAATCTTTAGATGAATCAATCCTTTATCTGCATCTTTAGGATAGATCATTAATGCTTCTTCAATAAAAGCAATAGGATCTTCCTTCCATCTCGCCCAAGTATTCCGCTTCTCAAGTTCAACTATCAGCTCAGCGGCTTCTTTATTTTTACTCATCATTCACAATCTTTAAATTCTTCAATCTACTTTTGATTTCCTCTTTAGACATATCAGCAACATTATCTTGATCTGCCATTGCATCTTTAGTAGGTTCAATATACTTATTAGCTTCCATGATTGCCTTAATAGCAATCTGATCACCTGCAGCTGTACCTTGAGCAAAATGACGTTGAGCAATAGTTGCTAACATCTCTCCTGGACTCAAACCAGCTACTTCCTCAAAAGCTTCCTTAGTTAAAGTAATCTTATTTTTTATACCTTTAGGTCTTCCTGCTGGGTTTCCTGACACCCCTGGTTTAAATCTATTGCCTTTACCTGCGTTAGTAAACTCTCTATCAACTTCCTTCTGTCTCGCGTTTCTCATATTTTTCTCCTGAAATTTTAATTATGTAATCTTACTTTTGCCCCACCTATACTTGTAGCCCCTGTGTGTGTCGTCTTTTTGATAAGGTTAGTACCTGTGTGTCACCTTTTTGATAAGGTTAGTACCTGTGTGTAATTTCCTAGAGGTCAGTACCTGTGTGTAATATATATATGTTGTACACCAGCATATATTCGACACCCCCCTCTTTACACGGGAGGAACGTCACACGGGATACAGCAACCCGATCATTGCTGCTTATACACTGGAGGTGTATCATGGCAACATTTGTCATTAAACTAGAGGTAACCAAGTGGCATCTTGACTTTAACTTTAAAGATGAGATGAATCCAGAAGGTATGAGAGAATCATACTTCGAGGATGAGGTTGACTTACATGAGTTAACTATCGAAGCAGAGACTACAGCTCTTGCTATCGAGAAGGCACAGACCTTGTATAGTTGGAACGAACCTGACTTTGGGCAGGACGCTCTCGCTATTGATTGGCGCTGTACCTCGTAGTATCAACATAACATATTAGACTTTCTAATAAAGAGTCTAATGCGATATGAAGAAGACAAAGCGTTTGTCTTTAAACACTCGATGCGCTATCGCATATTACGAGAATGAAGGTTACTCTGTATCCAGAGCTACTGACTCATACCTTGTGATGTACGATACTGATGCGTTTGAGTGGACAGATACTCCTCCTAAGTTCAGGAAATACCTGCACCAAGAGGACTTCACGTTCACTCTAGACCCAGAGTATTGAGTGGTTAAAGAGTCCGAAGTAACGACCTCTCTGTTCTTACGGAGAGGAGGACGGCTATACTTGTTATAGCTTTAAGCATATTCAGTGAGTATGTTTAAAGGTGTAACAACCAAGAAGCAATGATGCTTCACAACTACAGTGAGTTTGTCACTGGAACTTTTATAGGAGAACCATTATGGTTTATACTTATAGAAACCGTAGCATTTCTGCTATGGCAATGTTAGATGCTCTTTGTGAACATCTATTAGATCAGACTTACCCGTTTGATGTAGACAGTGCCAGTAGAGCGTCTTTTGGTACAGACGCTGGGTTGCTCTGGAGAGAAGTTCTTAAGCATAATATTGCTGAAAGAGCTCTTACCTTTGAGCTTCACAAGAATGATTGTGAAAACTTTGTCCAGCAATGGCCTAGTGAGTAACACGGTAACATAACCTATTAGGCTTTCTAACGAGAGTCTAATGAGGTATGACAACCAAGAAGCAATGATGCTTCACAACTAAGGAGAACAATATGTTCTATCATGTAACGTACAAACTGATCGACAGTATAACCGATACAAGTAGCTTCAATCTAGTTGGCATTACTGCTGACAGTATGGTTGAGGCTGAAGCTAATGTTGACGGTATCATCAAGAGCATTAGTACTTCATTTAACTATGATACCATTGAGATCGTTGAGATCAAGGAGGAACGTAATGTTTGATATCATTACAGTATTACTGGGATTAC